CTGGACCGGGCCATCCGCTGCGGGAACAATGCTCATGAAAGTGTCTATGATTCGCGAGGACTGTTGTTTGTATAGAAAGGAGCCACACATGAATTTTCTCTCCAAACTCTTCAAATCCAGGGATAAGCCCAAAAACAGCCTTCTGGGAGGCGGGCACTGGTTCTTTTTTGGCGGTTCTTCTTCCGGGAAGGCGGTCAACGAGCGGTCTGCCATGCAGATGACGGCGGTCTATGCCTGCGTAAGGGTTCTTTCAGAATCCATTGCCGGATTGCCCCTTCATCTTTTTCGGTACAACCGGGAGGGGAACGGAAAGACACGGGACTTTACCCATCCCCTGGCCGGGCTTCTTCATGATGCCCCCAACCCGGAGATGACCAGCTTCGTCTTCCGGGAAACCCTTATGACCCACCTTCTGCTGTGGGGAAATGCCTTCGCCCAGATCATCCGGAACGGACGGGGGCAGGTGGTAGCACTGTATCCCCTCATGCCGGATCGGATGGAAGTGTGCCGGGACGGGGATGGGGAGATCTACTACCTTTACACCAAAGCCACGGACGAGAATCCGAAAATCAAGAGTTACGGCACCGTCCGGCTCCGAAAGGAAAACGTGATGCACATTCCCGGCCTGGGGTTTGACGGCCTTGTAGGGTATTCTCCCATTGCCATGGCCAAAAACGCCATCGGCATGGCTATTGCCTGCGAGGAGTTTGGGGCGAAATTTTTCGCCAACGGGGCTTCTCCCAGTGGCGTACTGGAGCATCCGGGAACCATCAAGGATCCCCAGAGAGTCCGGGAAGCCTGGCAGTCCCAGTTCGGGGGCAGCAGCAATGCCGGGAAGGTGGCCGTGCTGGAAGAAGGTATGAAGTATTCTCCCATCGGGATTTCTCCGGACCAGGCCCAGTTCCTGGAAACCCGGAAGTTCCAGATTGACGAGATTGCCCGGATCTTCCGGGTGCCCCCTCATATGATCGGAGACCTGGAGAAATCTACCTTCTCCAACATCGAGCAGCAGTCCCTGGAGTTTGTGAAATACACTCTGGGTCCCTGGGTGTCCCGGTGGGAACAGGCCATGAGCCAGTCTCTCCTTACTCCGGAAGAACGGACCCGGTATGAGATCCACTTCAACGTGGACGGGCTGCTCCGGGGCGACTACGAAAGCCGAATGAACGGCTATGCCGTAGGAAGGCAGAACGGGTGGCTCTCCGCCAATGATATCCGGGAACTGGAGAACATGAACCGGATTCCGGAAGAAGAAGGCGGGGACCTGTACCTGATCAACGGGAACATGACGAAACTAAAGGATGCCGGGCTGTTTGCAGGTAAAACAACAGAAAGTTGAGTTTCCAAAGCAGCCTCTATATAATAGAATTATCTTAAAATTGTATGGAGGCGGGTTTATGAAATGGTGGAGAAAAGGAATCGTGTGTCTTTTGGTTTGTCTGGTAATGATGGGGTTCAGCTCCGCAGCCATGGCTGAATATGATCCAACTCCTAGAATTCTTTCGAAGCTCCAGGGGCAATGGTATGACCAAGAGGGGAATGTGGTCCTCGATTTCCAGGGAAACACGGTGAACGGGTGTGCAATCGTAGGTGTGTACCACCTTGCAGGAGGTGATACGGACTTCAGCGGTATCATCCGTATTGTGGAAGCAGAAGGATACCGGGATATGCCTGTGATTTGCGAAAACATGTATTCGGCCAGCTATCACTCTCATATTATTTTAAACGGGGACAATCATGACATCGGCAAGGGAACGCTGCTGATGAGGACTGTAGAGCCGCGATATTATGAGTCGGTTGGCGGAATTGGCCTTGATATGACGGAGGATGCCGTGCGTGCCAAATACGGCAGCCCTGACAGAATGGAACAGAAGAGAAGCAGTACGATATGGATCTACCAGAAATTGGGATTGGAACTGACCATGTGTCAACAGCGGGTCTGGAATATCAAAATTTATCAGTACGGCGACCGGCATTTTGACCGGACTGGATTTAACTGTGCAAATCTGCCCTATGAATTTCAGTCGGCTTATGGCTTCCAGACAGCACCGAAGCCAGGGCAATTCGGAGCTTTTGGCATAGGCCACGGGGAATACCTGTGGTTCAATGATTATCCGAACAGCATAAGTCTGAATACGGATTGGAATTAAGTATAATTTTTTAAACAGCACCTTAGCGGAGCAATCTGCCGGGTGCTTTTCTTATGCCTGAAAGGAGAAAACCCATGAAACGTAAATTTTGGAACTGGGTGAAGAATGAAGGGGAAGAAACCCGCACCCTGTACCTTTCCGGAGAAATCTCTGATGAAACCTGGTTCGGGGACGAAGTGACCCCGAAGCTTTTCAAGGACGAGCTGATGGCCGGCAGCGGAGACATTACCCTCTGGATCAATTCCCCCGGGGGTGATGTGTTTGCAGCTGCCCAGATCTACAACATGCTGATGGACTATCCGGGCCATGTGACCGTGAAGATCGACGGCCTGGCTGCCTCTGCCGCCAGTGTCATTGCCATGGCCGGAAGTCAGGTGGAAATGTCCCCTGTGGCCATGATGATGATCCATAACCCCATCACCGTAGCTATCGGGGACAGCAAGGAAATGCAGAAGGCCATGGATATGCTGGCCGAAGTGAAGGAAAGCATCGTAAACGCTTATGAAATCAAGACCGGCATGTCCCGGAACAAAATCTCTAAATTGATGGACGCCGAGTCTTGGTTCAACGCCAAGAAGGCCGTGGAACTAGGGTTTGCGGATGCCATTCTTTATACCGAAGAGAATAAAGAAGGAGATCCGGACGTAGATGCCATGCTGTTTAGTCGGGCAGCCGTTACTAATTCTCTTTTGACTAAACTGTCCATCACTAAAAATAAAAAGGAACCGAAAGAACCTGTATCCCAAAAGGTCCCCGCGGACAAACTCATGAAGCGGCTGGGCCTTCTTGTGCATTAAGGAGGAATTTCCATGAATCAGATCCTGAAACTGAGAGAAGAAAGAGCCAACACCTGGGAAATGGCCAAAGCCTTCCTGGAATCCCACCGGGATAAGGACGGCATGGTATCTGCGGAAGACAGCGCCGTCTATGACCGGATGGAAGAAAAAGTGGTGGCCCTGGGCAAAGAAATCGAACGGCTGGAACGCCAGCGGAACATCGACGATGAAATGAACAAGACCATCGATACGGCCCTGAAAGGAAATCCGGGGGCCGGGTTGATCAAACCGGACGAAAAGAAAGGCCGGGCCAGTGATGCCTATACCAAAGCCTTCTGGCAGGCCTTCCGGGGCAAGGGAAACATCCAGGAAGTGAAGGATACCCTGACCATCGGCTCCGATCCGGAAGGGGGCTACCTGGTCCCGGATGAATACGAGCACACCTTGGTGGCGGCCCTCCAGGAAGAGAACTTCTTCCGGGGCCTGGCCCATACCATCCGGACTTCTTCCGGGGATCACACCATCCCGGTGGTAGCCAGCCACGGGGAAGCGGCCTGGATGGAAGAAGGCAGCGCCTACCCGGAAAGTGATGACACCTTCAGCCAGGTGAATCTGGGAGCCCATAAGCTGGGGACCGCCATCCGGGTTTCCGAAGAACTGATGAACGACAGCGTTTTCGACCTGGAAAGCTATATCACCCAGGAATTTGCAAGACGCATCGGCACCAAGGAAGAAGAAGCCTTCCTGGTCGGTGACGGAAACCATAAGCCTCTGGGTGTGTTCCAGGGAGCGGAAGTGGGGGTGACGGCAGCCAAGACCGCCATCACTTTCGACGACATGATGGATTTGTACCACAGCCTTCGGACCCCTTACCGCAGAAACGCTTCCTGGATCCTGAACGATTCCACGGTGAAGGCTATCCGGAAACTGAAGGACAACAACGGCAACTACATCTGGCAGCCCTCTGTCCAGGTGGGCCAGCCGGACCGGATCCTCAGCCTGCCTTATCGCACGTCCAGCTTCGTGCCGGAACTGGCTGCGGGGAACAAGGTCATTGCCCTGGGGGACTACTCCTACTACTGGATTGCCGACCGTCAGGGCCGGAAGTTCAAGCGCCTCAGCGAGCTCTATGCGGCTAATG